CGCCATTCACTGGCGCTAATGATCTTGTCAATCATGTACAACCTCTACCGTGTGGCACCCCTCATTGAGGGCAAGAGCACAAGACTTTAAACAAAATCTTACACCCATGACTAACTACAGTAACCACAGGTTTGTCGTCTCTACAAAGAGACTTACACCTATGATCACGAAGCTAGCCACCTCAAAAGTTGATTATACATCACCAATGGCTGGATTAGTTTCACATTTGTTACAATACAAAGGTGAAAAGGAAACCATAAAGATTTTAAAATCTTTTAGGCTTTACCTCAGTAGATTGATACTAAATCAACCTACTGTTAATCTCCCTTTTCGGAAAACCGACAAGGATAACTTTCCTAAGATCTTACGACCTTGGAAAAGTTTAGCGTATGGTTCTGTGGATGATCACAAACTTCTTATGAGTTTGTGAAGAGTAATAGAGAGTTTCAGGATGAAACCCGTCTATGAACTTTCCACAGTGACTGAGCCTTGTGTTGCAGACGAATCTGTAATACAAGACTTCAAGAAGTGGGTAACTACATGATCAGGAATGAATCTTTTCAAGGATTCGTTCTTCAAGTGCAGAACCCTGTTTAGCAACAGGGCAGGGCCAAACGGACCTGCCTCGATGACAGCTATGAAGGACTTAGTGGCCTTGAGAGAGGACACTGAGCTCTACAATGCTGTATCTAAGATGTTGAAGCAATTCAACAAAATAGATCTAGACAATGTTTTCAACGAGAAATCGTATAGCAAAGCTAAACATTCTAAAATAGTTGGCTTAAGTGACAAAGCTGGTAAAACCAGGATTGTCGCAATAGCTGACTATTGAACGAATGTATCTCTTTCTTCAATCCATGATACTTTCATGGATGCATTAAGAAGAATGAGAACCGACTTAACTTACCGACAGACGTCGATGAAAAGTCTCATCAAAGACTTTCCAAAGACGATGTATAGTTGCGACATGACCGCTTTTACAGATAGACTACCCACACAAGTGTGTGAAGTCTTAGTATCAGCAGTATGTGGTGACACGGTAGGGAAGCTATGGACTCAGATTACTACACACAGATCATTTCACTCACCAGTTGGTGAAGTGAGATACTCTTGTGGTAATCCGATGGGCTTATTAAGCTCATGACCTGTCTCTGCGTTCACTCACCATGCTCTAAAAGAGTATAGTGCCCATCTAATTGGGAAGAAAAGTGGATACAAGTATCTACTTCTTGGTGACGACAGTTTAGACACCAGGAAAGATGTGTACGAAAAGTACCAATCAATCATGGAGTCGCTAGGTCTGACCATATCAGCGTCTAAGTGCACTCAAAGTGAAAACGGCTATGCCGAGTTCGCTAAGAGGTACTTTACCCCCAATGGAGAAGTCACTGGTTTCCCAGTGGATATCCTTGAGGATATGCAAGTAAGAGAAGAACAAGTATTAGAATTTGTTCGAATCTTACGAGCAAGAGGCTATACTGACGAACAGATCGTCCCGGGGATGAGCGCGTTAATTAAGAACTGGTCTTCCAGAAACTTAATTGCGCATCTACTCTCGGTTCCTGAGGAGATCAGCGGTGTGCCGCCGCTTCATTTACATGAGGCTTTGGGTATCACAGCTGATCATCAGTTTGACTGATCTCAGGTACCTTGTCTAAAGGAACTCTACGATATTGCAAAAGTAGAGTACTTTTGACGAGAGGTAAACGAATTGTTTAACTCGCCACTTGATGGTGACGGTCGCTCACCCAGATGCTGGGAGGGCACGGATTTAGAGAACAATCCACTTCTTACTCTCGAATTAGTTTGCGATTATGCAGACTATTACGACCCGTACACGGATACTCCGTGGGCGGATGAGTTTGAAGTAGATGAGTTCTTTACTTTCAATTCTTGATTGAGGGGAGAAGGATTAGAGAAGGTACACGTACCATCCCTAAAACCTTACCTCACTAAGAACAAAGGGCATAAAGCCACTAAGTCTAAGTGAGAGATCTTGAAGTTTACTTTAGCATTAGCTAAAGGACACTGCAAGCTCCCTTGTCAACCAAGGATTCCGGTCTCTGACAGTGCTATTGTTAAAACTGGTATAACCAGCGTTAACGCAAGCAATGTGTGGATGCCGACAAGCCCAGGGATCGAGGCCCTTCTTGG